TTAGGAACAGCCGGTATCGCCCCCGACATACGTATAGCGTTGCCATATCCAACAAAACTAACCGACAATATTGATGAATGGGTTATCTGGATTGCAAGTGAAATGAACAATCCCTCGTGATATATTCTCTGTCTTTTACAGACCAAGCACAACTCCATAATTTTGCGGTGAGAAATTCGCAGAATTATGGAGTTAAATTTTAATAGTGTAGAAACAATCCCCAACTTGAATGCATCGGCAGCGTTTCAAGTGGATTCAGGCAAGGTGTTCAAGGAAGACACGGACATCGTGCCGGTCATCGTCGATGACACGCTTTCCTATGTCCCGTGGGGCGGCGACAACGCCATGCCCTTCAACATCCTTGAACTCATTGAGAGCGACGAGACGCTCTCCACTTGCCAGATGTTCAATGCCGAAGTGTGCTACGGCAGCGGACTGGAATACAACACCGACGAGTGCAGCGCGGCGGTCAAGCAGCAGGTCGAGGACTTCCTGCTCGACAACGCCTTGCCTTCCTATTTCCTCGGTGTGTGCCAGGACTTCAAGCACTTCGCCTTCTGCGTCTCGGTCATCATCCTCAACGCCGATGGCTCCAAGATTGTGCGCTTGCTGCGCAAGGAGGCTTGCTACTGCCGACTTTCCCCTGCGGACAAAGACGGAGCAATCCGACAAGTCTTGTACGCCAACTGGAGAAGTGCCATCAGCAGCCGTAAGGAAATTGAGGTCATCGAACTGCTCGACATCAACTCGCCGTGGCGCGACCTTGCAATCCGCATGGGCAGAATTGCCGGCGACGACGGCAAGCAGCGCATACGCACCAAGTCGCGCAAGTTCGCAGTGCTGACACGTGTACCCACACCCGACAGCACTTATTACCCCATTCCTTACTACGGCTCGCTGTTCCGCGGCAAGTGGTACAACATCAAGCAGCTCATCGGCATGGCGAAAGAGGCCAAGCTCAAGAACAACGCCCCCATCAAGTACCAGATTGAAATCTCCAACAAATATTGGGATTCCATCTTCAAGAGCGAGGGCATCACCGACCGACGCGAGCAGCAGAAACGCATCGTCCGTGAGAAGCAGCAGATCCTCGACTTCCTCACCGGCGTTGAGAACGCTGGCAAGGTGTGGTTCTCGACATTCTATGTCGCGCCCACGGGCGAGGTTCAGCACGAGGTCGTCATCAACAAGATTGACTCCGACAACAAGGAGGGCGGCGACTGGTCCACCGACATACAGGAGGCGGTGAACATGTTCTGCTTCACTATGCGCGTGCATAGCAACCTTGTCGGGTCGGTGCCCGGCAAGTCGCAGTCCAACAACAGCGGCTCGGACAAACGTGAGTTGTACACGATCGCCCAAGCCTTGCAAAAGCCGTATCACGACCTTTTGTTCACCGTCCACCAGATGATCATCCGCTTCAACCAGTGGAGCGGCTGCAAAGTCGATGTCCCGTTCATCCAGCTCACGTTGTTGAGTGAACATCAGGATGCAAAAGAAGTAACCATCAATCCAAATAACAATGACACGACTAATAACCAGTGATGAGCAGTTGCGCAGGTATCTGCCCAATGCTTTTGCCACGGCGCAGGGCGAGCCGCCCTTCTTCGACAAGGTGCTGCCGTGGCTTGAAACCGCCGAGCGGTGGTTGTTCCAACAGTTCATCGGCGATACATTCGAGCCGTCCTTGCTCGCTATGGGCGAGAACGAGCCAGTGCGCCTGACAGCAACGTGCGTTGTGGCGCACGAGGCGATGCTGCGTGCCGTTCCGAGTCTCGACCTTGTGCTTACGCCCAACGGCTTCGGCATCGTGAGCAACCAGAACGTGGCACCAGCAAGCCGTGAGCGTGTCTCACGCCTTATCGCCTCGCTCGAAACCAGCCGCGACAATGCCATTGAGCAGCTGATAACGTACCTGTTCCGTGAAACGGAATGGTACGACAGCCTAACGCGACATTGGTTCACCGCCACGCTGTTTCCCAATCTCGACCTCGCCAACCTCTGCGGCTTCACCGAACATCGGTGGGCGAACTACCTGGGCTTGCGCTCCAATGCGATTACCATTGAGACGGAAATCGCCAATGACTATGTGTCGCCCGAACAACTCGCCGTGTTCCGCAACGAGGTGTTCTGTATGGACTTTGAGTTCACGCTGCAAACCTCGCAACACACTTCGGTATTGCAGCAGTTGCGCTCCATCATCGTGAGAATGTTGCGTGGCGAGCCTACGCCCATTCAGTCGCTCCGCGACATCGTGGACTTCATGCGAAAGAACGAGGAGCAGTTTGCGGAGTTTCGCCACAGCGACACTTACCGCTTGTACGAACCACCCATCTTCGAGAACAAAAAGAAATCGCATGGCTACTTCTTCTGAAACCACGGTCAATATTGACCTTAAACTTCCCACCAGATGGGAAGATCTGACCGAAAAGCAACTGCGTTACCTTTTCGGTCTGCTGGCCCAGGACTTTCCTGCAACGCAGATAAAGACATATTGCCTGTTCCGATGGTCTGGTATGCAGGTGATGTGCCGCTACGGCAAAGGCTGGTGGTGCAAATTCGACAAAGACGAGTTCGTCATCTTTGCAGAGCAGATAAACGCAGCCATTGCCTCGCTCGACTGGCTCGACAACGTGCCGACGTTCCCCATCCGGCTCGCAAGGATCGGCAGACACCGTGCCGTGGCCGCCGACTTCGAGGGAGTGCCATTCGAGGTGTTCATCATCTGCGATAACCTCTATCAAGGCTATCTCGCCACCAAGCAGGACAACCTGCTCGATGAGATGGCCGCACACCTCTACGACACGAGCAAAATCAAACTCACCGCCACGGAACGTGTCAGTGTGTTCTACTGGTTTGCCTCGCTCAAAGGCTTTCTCGCTCGCGTGTTCAAACACTTCTTCCAGCCCATTGACAACGCCAGCGTTGACAATGGCAATATGTTTGAACAGGAACAATCGCAGTACGAGATTTTGCAGAACGCCGTCAACGCCCAAATACGTGCCTTGACGAAAGGCGACATCACCAAAGAGAAAGAAGTCCTTTCGCTTGACACATGGCGAGCCCTAACGGAACTCGACTGTCAAGCCAAAGAGTATGAAGAAATCAACCGCAAATACCCATCGAAATGAACGACTATCCGCAGGGCATCTGGGATGCCACAGAGTATTTTGAACATCTCACCGCGACCAACCGCCTGGCAAAACGTGAAGGCTTCACCTTCTGCCGTGTCAGCGGATTGGACGGTTTCGAGGAAGCACTTGATAACATGCAGCAGTCGCTGGCATTTATCTGCGTGAGCGACATCGCCAACGGCTACACCGAGCTTAACAACACGCCTCGCACAAGGAGAGTGAAGACCGTGTTTTTCGCCATGCGACACAAGATTGACGATATGAGGGCACGAAACACCTGCATGGACATCATGCGAGAGGTGTTCCGTCAGTTCATGTCGAAGCTCATACTGGAGAAAACCAAGCTCGAAAACCACTGCATCTATCTCGACCCACGAATATCGTTCAACGAGATTGACCGATACTTCTTCAGTGGGTGCGCTTGCGCCTTTTTCCAAGTAGCCGTCGATGTGTTCACAGATTTAAGATTGAATCCCGATGAATGGGAATAGCCACATCACCGAGCAACAGGCGCAGAAAGAGCGAGAGAAGTTCGTCACCGCTTTCAATGACACAATGGTAAAGATTTGGCAGGAGCAAATCACATTGTTGGATGTCATTGACACCGGGGCACTGCTGGCTTCGCCCAAAGGCATTGCCATGCGTGCCGACGGCAGGTTTTTCGAGGTGTCGCTCTCGCAAGCCTTCCTCGAATACGGCTTGTGGCAGGACTATGGCACTGGTCGTGAAACACCCCGTGGCAATAGTGGCGACATCGGCAGAACAAAAGTACGGCAACGCCGCAAGTGGTTCAGCCGAAAGTATTACGCTTCGGTCATGAATATCAAGGAGTTCTATGAAACGAACATTGGAAAGGCGTTCACTGGCATACTATGCTCCGCTTTGTCGAAAGACTTTGGACGCAATCACTAAAAAAAGCGAAGCCAGTGGCCTCGCTTTTCTATTCGATAAATTGGAATTTACCTAAAAGAGTTATTCAAACGTTCCATTCTCGTATTCTTGCTGGAATTGTGTACACGTCTTGCCTGTGGCTTTCTTGAAGAACCGCATCAGATGTGAAGGCTCTGAGAAG